CAACGATCACAAATAAAAACCGGCATGGTTCCTCCTCACTTCCCCGGCCAGATTTCCTGGCGGGCGGTGGTGCGGCAGCCGCAGGTGGCGCGGGGCTGCCGGCACTTCGGGCAGGGCGCGGTGGCGCAGTCGGCCGCGTGGCGCTTGCCCGGCCTCCGGCCGCACCCCGGACAACAGACCTTCTCCGCCGGGAGCGTGGCCGTGGGCCGGGTTTTCCTGGTCTCGCGCTCCTCGCGCAGCCGTTCTTTCATCCCATCAACGATCATCCGGTCGCTGAGATATTCCAGAAACCAACCCTCGGAATCGTGGGCGTTGCAGTAGAGGTCATTTTCCGCCAGGTCTTTCGTCCCGCGGCCATAGTTCCAAGAGTTCCGCAACCGTTGTAAACTGCCGCTCGGCCGAACCCGCATGGCATACCAGTTGCCGAACTCGCCCCCGATTCCCCGACTGACCACCACCGGGCACCCGGCCGGATCGAACCAACAGGAATCGATCGGCGCATAGTCCGCTCTCAGAACTGTTTTCAATTGGGATTTAGTGATTTTCATAACTCCACCTCCAACAGGTCGAACCATTCCTTTTCCCAGCCCCGCTGCGTGGCGTACTTGATGAGGGCGGGCCGGACCTCATCCGGCCGGCCGCCCTTGATCTCTTTAATCCGGGTGAGGTTGCCGGAAGGCTGGACCTTGACGGCGTAGAAGTTCCCGTAGCCGGCCTCGGTTAATTGAGTGACGATCACGGGGAGCTGCTGGTCGTTGATCCAGACATCGGTGTCGAGGCCGTAGCCGGCCCGCTTGATCTGGAACATTTGATTGCGGGTGATTTTCCTCATGACCGCCCCCTTACTCCGCGACCTTGAGGTCCGTCACGGCGGTCTTGCCCATCTCCCGCGCGGCCTCGGCCTCGCGCGTAAACATCGAAACACATTCTTCCTCGACCCAGGCCTGGTCGAGCTTGCCCGACTCGCCCTTGCGCGCCGCCCGCTCCAGCGCCCCGGCGGCAATATTCGCGGCCTCCTGGTAGGTGCGGGCGTGTTTGGCAATGGCTTTGAGCGCGCCCTCGGTGAAGATCTCATCGGGCGCGCCTCCGACCTGGCGGATGCGGTGGCGGAGGTAGGCCGGGATGGCGTCCTGGGGATTGGGCATGGCGATCACCACCACCCGCTCCGAAACCTCGCGGTAGTCCTGGACGGCGGTGAGCATCCGTTCGAGTTTCTTCTGGCCGCTCATCACGATGGCGATCATCCGGGAGAGCGGCGCCTGGGGGTCCCGAATCTCAAAAATATTTTTCAGGCTGGCCACCGTCTCCGCATGCAGCCGGTGGGCCTCGTCGAGCACCAGCAGAACGAGCTGGCCGGCGCGCGTGAGGTTGATGAGAATCTCGGCCACCTGGCGGTAGAGCGCGCCATGGTCATTGGCCGGAGTCTCCTCCGAGTGCTGATTGACGATGTAGGTGCAGATTGATCGGATGGTGAGCTTGCCGACCTGGGCGGCCATCGGACGCAGGACGACGATGTTGTGGTCCTGGAGGCACCGGTCGCAAAAGAGGTTGAGCAGGGTGGTCTTACCGTCGCCGATGTCGCCGGTGAGCGCTACCCAGTTCTGATTGGCGACCGCGAGCTTGAGGGTTTTGAGGACGTGGGCCGCGCCCCTGGATTCGAAGACCGCCTCCGGGCCGTTGGGTTCGAGGTTGAAGGGGTCGCTCTCCAGGCCGAAACGGGCGAGAATTTCATAGGACAGCAGTTTACGGTTGTGCATTTTCATCCTCCGGGGTGACTGCGTCACCTCAAAAATGTTGGCGGTGGGGAGGCCTTCGGCCTCCAGGGCGGCCACGAGGGCATCCTTCAGGGCGGTGATGCTGTCGTAACCCGAAAGCCGGTCGGCGGTGGGCCACTGTCCCAGGCTGGCAATGCGGTGCAGCGTGGTCAGTCCGATGCCGAGCCGGACGGCCAGGGACCGCAAACTGAGATGCGACCGCTCGACCACATCTGCGAGCACGAGTCTATTCAACGTCTCCTCCTTATCGAGCCGGCTCAGCCGGCGCTTGCGCGCTTTGATTTCCGAGCACAGCCCGGCGTAGGTCCGGCCGAGACGGAGCGCGATCTCTGTCAGCGGTTTTCCCTGATTGCGCCCGTCCTGGACCATCTGCCATTCCGACTCCGACCAGCGCTGCCCGGAATTGGTCGCCCCCAGGGTCCGCTCGTACAGCCGGGTGAATGACGAGGGCGGGACGGGGGGCGGGATGAGGCGCAACGCGACGTTGGGCTTTACGTCGCGCGTCACGCGCCTCGCTGTTGCCGTGGATCGTTTCATGTTTCCTCCTCCTGATTGCAGTCCGGGCGGGTCGGAGACCCGCCCCTACATTTCGACCGCGTGGATCGCGGCCATTTCGCTCAGAACCTTTTCAACCTCGGCGCGGGTGGGCGACCCGCTGAGGCGACTCTTGAACTCGGCCGCGAGCTGCGGCGTGAGGCAACCGAAACCCCCGACCAGGCGGCGCACCGCCAGGTCGAGCGCGTCGGAAATCGAAATCACCGGGTCGGCCGGGGCCTCGACCATCACCGGCTCGGTCTGCGGATTCCAGAAGCCGATGACGTTTTTGTTGTCGGCCAGGTGGTGTCCCCATTTGGAGGCGGCGTTGACGGCGGTCGCGGTGTCGATGCCGGCGATCCGGTCGAGGGTCTGTTCCACCCGGTTGGCCTTGGGCCAGTGGTAATGCTCGGCGGTGGAGAACTCTCGCCACTCGATGATCGGGGCTTCGTATTCGCGGCCCTGCCAGAGCACCGTGATCTTGTCCAGCTCGTAGCGGTTCCAGCGGATGGTGGCGTGGAGGTTGGCCATCTCATTGAAGGGCGCGACGTCGGGCAACTGGAGGTGGTTACCCATCAGGCGGTAACTCAAGTCGCCGGCGATCAGGCAGTCGGCCTCGTCGTAGAACAGCCGGTCCCAGAGTTCGCGGTCGGGGATGGTGCGGATGACGCCGGCATTGCTGATGTAGCGTTCGAGCGGACGCTCGCCGCCCAGGGCGCGCGAGGGCGTCAGGTTATAGCCGACGCTGAAGTCGAGCAGCATCAGGTTGAACCAGTTCAGGTCGAGCTTGTGCAGGCGGGTCGAATTTTGAATGTCCTGCGAGGTCAGGAAACTCCGCTCGATTTTCCCGTTCCAGTTCGGGTTTTTCTTCGCCGTCTCGTGTTCAATGCCGATGGCGCGCATCCAGCGCTGGCTCGGCTCGCACAGCACGCGGCCGTCGCCGTCCGTCCGGAAGTGTTCGGGCCGGCCGTGCAGTGGGAAGAACCACGGCCACGCCTCCTTCGATTTCATGGCGATGAACATGAACTCGTTAAAGCAGGTCGAGTTCATGAAGGGGAAGCCCCGGTAAAAAACCATCCCCGAGAAATCGTCCTTGACCCCGAAGATCCAAAGCATGCGGCCCTTGGGGTTGGTCAGCGGCTTGTTCTTGCGCACCTCATCGGGCGACTGGTAACCGAGGCCGCCTTTGTGGTCGATGTAGAACTGCCCGGCGAGCGTGGCATCCCACTGCCAGGTGTGGTTGGGGTGCGGCGCCCGGTAGCGGAAATGCACGGTGCGGTGGGGACGGACCACGCCGTTTTTTTCCTCGCGCAGCGCGCGGAGCCGGGACGCGCCCGCGCCCAGGCGCTTGACGATCTCGCGGGTCATGGTGGCGTTGGAAAAGCGGTCGGCGGGGATATGGCCGTCGCGCTTCATAATCTCGACGCAGCGCTTTACGGTGTAGTTCTCCGACCAGATCAGCGCCATCGCCAGGTCAATGGTGGCGTCGGAAATCCCGAGCCGGCCCGCGCCGGCGTCGGCCCGGCGCTTGCGGGTCGCCCGGACGGACCGCGTGAGGCGGTTGATCGTTGAGATGGTCACCCCGTAATAAGCGGCGGTCTCTTTGGCGTAGAGGGCCATCATGGCCCCTCGCAGGCCCTTCGCGCCCTCGACGATCCGCGCCACTGATTCATCCCCCAGCTTCCGCATTGGCATGGGACTCACTCCTCGTCGGTCGGTTCCGAGTCCTCGTCCGCGGCTGCGGGGGTGACGGGTTTGATGTTTTTCCGCGCGCGCGCCGAGGCCTCGCGCTTGCCCAGTTCGACGTCGCCATCGACGGGGTACAACTCGGGGTGGACGCGGCGGTCGAGTTTGGCGAACAGGGATTTCAGCGCAATCACCTCGCGCTCCAGCGCGTCGCGCTCGACCTCGGTCAGGTCGGGCATGGTGGCGATGGAGGCCAGGCCCATTCGCGCCATCGAGACGAAGCGTGAGAATTCTTCGCTGACCGTGCCCGCGCCCTCGCGTGCGGCCTTCAACTCGCTCTTGATCTTGCCGACCTGTTCCTCGCCCTTTTTCAGCCGGTCGCGGTATTTCCGCACCAGGTCGCGGAGCTTGTCCTCGGGCAGGGCGTCGAGGTCGTCAACCGAGTGCCGGTCGAGCGCGCCCTTTTCCTGCAGGGTTTTCAGTTTCGCCTCGGGCAGGCTGTAGAGGATCTCGGTTTTGCGAAGGCTCAGCTTCTCCATGTTCTTGTTGTCGCCCACCACCATCGCGGCATGGACGTAGCGGTAGGCGGTGGCGGTGCTGATGCCGATGGAGTCGAGCGCCTGCAGGAAGGCGCCGTGTTCCTCGTGGGCCTGGATGAGGATCAGCGCCCGGCCCGCCTCGATCGCGGAGAGCATCAGGTTCATCGAGCAGGTGCGGGCCTTTTCGACCAGGCGCTCGCGGTCGTAGGGCTGGCCGTCGCCGAAGCGTTTGAGCGCCTCGACCTTGTTGGTCTGCAGCCGGACCATCTCGGCGCTCAGGCTCTTTTTCACGATGGCGGGTTTCTCAGTTGGGTTCGGTTTCATCTGGGTCCTCCTCCAAAAGTTCTGTGTCGGACGCCGATGGCTCGGCGTCGATCAGCAGTAGTGAGTCAAGGTCGCCGCTGGCGAGGGCCTTGACCTGGTCGGCCTCGCGCTCGATGCGGCTGCGCATGCGGTTGAGCTGGCGCATCCACATCACCTGGGGCATCCAGTCGAGGGTGTAAAACCCCCGGTCGGCCACGATCCAGCGCCGGTCGAGAAGGGTTTTCAATGTGCGGGCGAGAGTGGCGCGAGAAGTGCGTTCATCACCCTCGCCGACCAACTCGGCTTCCAGGTCGCGGGCGTTCCGTCCGCCGTCCGCCAGCGACTCCATCACCGCCAGGGCGACGTCAAGCCGGTCCATGACTGGACCCCCGGGAAGAGGAGCTAGAAGCAAGGAGCAAGGAGCAAGGGCGAAGAGGCCGGACGCCGCGGGCGAGATGGAGCCGGGCCGCCAGGCGGCGAAAACTTTTGCGGGCGCGCAGCGCCCAGGCGGGCGGCTGCCGGTAGTGCCGCTCGCGCTCCTCCAGGTCGAGCTTCTTCCCGGCTGCGCGGGCGAGGCGGTCAACGTCGGAGAAGTCACGCTTAGGCATGACCGGCCTCCCTTCTAATCAGCGGGAGGCAGGGCTGAAGAGATCGCCGAATGAGGTCATAAATGCAGATATCGGCCAAAAACTCAGCCATTGCTTCTTCGGGTGTGTAGAAGCGCTCTTCGTCTTTAAACATGACCGGCCTCCCTTCTAATCAGCGCCAGGCGTTCGACCAAATATTTCCTCCGGCCGCAGTTATCCGTCCAGTCGCCGTCGCAGTGGTTCTCCGAGCAGAATACGCAGGTGGCGTTTCCGGGAATGATGGTCTTGCGCATCTGCGGCTTTTTATAGCCGCGTTTCAGGCTCCGGCGGGTGAGGCAGCGACCGGCGGTGCGGCCGGGGGTGTAGTCGATGGCGATGCGGCCGGGATAGGAGCAGGCGGTCGATTTACCCAGGCATTTATTTTTGGCAAACCGACAACCCGGACAACCGAGCATCTCCTGAATCTCGCCCCAGGGGGTGTCACCCCGGGGGGCGCGGCCCTTGACCGGTTCCATTACTCCGCCTCTTCCTGGCCGGGGTAATTGTCTTCCGCCCGATAACTCGGTTTGGCGGGCGGCGGCTGCGGCTGCGGCTGCGCGGTGTGGAAATACTTGACGTTGATGCCGAGCACGCAGAGGTCGGCGGGCAGGCCCCATTTTTCCGGCGGGGTGAGGTGGATGATCTCGGCGCGGCAGGCGTTGCCGGAATACTGCCCGGTGGTCGGGTCCCACTCGCGCAAAATCACGGTGTCGCCGACCTGGTAGTCTCGGTCCGCGCGCCGGATTTCGTAACGCTTGGTGAAGTTCTTGAGCATGACGAACTCCGACGGCCAGATTTTCAGTTCGTGGATGCGCTCGCCGCCGGGGCCGGACTGCGCCGGCAGGCGTGACGCCTGCACCCCATGGACCGCGCATTGTTCCCGTTTCTCGTCCATCGTTTTTTCCTCCTGTGGTTGCGAGCGTTATTCGTTGTCGAACAAGTCGGGCTGTCTCTTGTCCGACGCCTTGACCATCTCGCGGGCTCGCGCCACCTCGGTCAGGCAGCGGTCCGCGCATTCGAGCGCCTGGGGTTTCTCAATTTCGCCGTCGATGAAGTCGAGCAGCTTCTGAGAGAATTCAGCGAAAATTTTCTGGAGCTTGATAACGTCCTCGGGCCGCATCGCCCGGTTGCGCGGGATTTTGATGGTGACGAAGCCCAGGGAGAGGGCGAGCGCCTGCAGGATGCGGTAGTCGCGGGTGAGCTGCATGAGCAGCGCGAGCTGGTGGGGTTTGAAGTAGGGACGCTTCTCGTCTTCCTCGGCCGGGCTCGGGTTGGCCGCTTTGTAGAAGGCCGAGGTGCTCATGCCGAGGGCCTCGGCGAGCTGCTCGACGGAGAGCTTCGATTCGCGGACCGTGCGGGCAATAATCTTGGCTAACGTCATCGGCAAAACCTCCTGTAATTTGCAGACCGGGCGGGAACCACCTGTGCAGACACAACCGAAAATTGCAGTTGACGGGCGGGGGCGGGGACGGCTAGAATCGGGGTATGAATCGAGAGGAAGCGATTGTGCAGATCGGCCGCTTTTTTGTCGGGCTGGCGACCGCCGCGCAGAAGGACCGGGCGAAGACCTTCGTGCTGGCCATGCCGCCGCCGGAGCGCGTCCGGTTTCTGATGGAGGGTAAGCAATTGGCCGCTTCTCTATTCGCCCGGGTGGTGGGCGACTACATGACCGGTTATGCCGAGCGCATCGAGCCACTTCCGCCCGGCGAGCAGGCGCTCCTCGTCAACTGGCTGGAGATCGCATCCGACGAAGAGCTTCTCGATGAGAGCGCCAACGCGATCGGGGCCAGGTTGATTGCCGGCGAGGTCCCGGACCGCACCCGCGTTTTTGCAATTGTCCTTGATCGGATGATCTTGAGATGACTTCATGCGGCCTCCTGATTTAAAAGGCGTTCGACTGATATGCCGGTGAGTTGGCTGATGACGGCGGCGACCTTGAGAGATGAATGCTGGCCGGAAATGAACTGACTGACGTTCTGGTGTCTGCAGTGGGCGGCCCGGGCAATTTCTTGCTGCGTGATTCCGCGGCGTTTTAGGGTGGCGAGTAAATAATAACGATCACTCATGCCGGCCTCCTTGCAAATTCAAGCCTAAAGAAAGGCTATCAGGATTGCTTATTGTTGTCAAGAAAAAAAGAAGGATTACTTATTGGGCACAATGCAAGACCGTCTCCGATCACTCCGAGGGGATGTTTCGCAGAAGGATTGGGCCGAGAAATTAACCGGCTTCAGCCAGAGCTACATTTCTCAGGTCGAGAGTGGAGTTGTTAAAAATCCCAGCATCGCCTACTTGATGAAAATTTCCCTGATTACCGAAGTCAATCTTCACTGGCTGCTGACCGGCGAGGGCGAGGCCAAGCGGCTGGCGGCGAAGGCCACAAAAAAGATTACCGACCTTGACCGCGCTGAGTTAATATGTTCGTATATCGACGAGATGGGTTGCGGGTATGAAGCCCGCGAGGTGGTGAAGAACCTGATCCGGCTGGCGGTGAAAGATCACCGGACCCGCGACGAGGTCATCAGATACTTCGAGTTCCTGGAATTCAAACGGAGGCACGAGCCATGAAGAAATGTCCGTGGTGCGCGAGCGAGATCAATGACGAGGCCATCGTCTGCCCGGTCTGCAAGAAGGACCCGAACCTTTCGCGGGAGGACCGCCGCTACCGAATTCTGTGGTTGCTGATCGCGGGCGCGGTCGCCATTTTTGTGGTCTGGTTTGTCAAACAGTTCTAGGCGAAAAACGCTTCCGACCAGACCAAACTTATCACGGTGGTAAATGGTTCCGGACTAGGTAAAACCCGCCCCCCTCCAGGCCAAAGTTACCACGGTGGTAACTTTGGCTGGAAGCCGAAAATCATTCAAATCCGTGCTTCTAACCCCCTGATTTAATTCGGGCGACCATCCGGCCGCGCCCGGCCTATTTTCTTCTATCCCATCGAAATATCACGTCAATACCGCCGAAAACTAATCTTTCTCATTTTATCCCCTGATTCACTCCGCCCGCTCTAGTGTTACCCCCTCCCGCGAAATTATCTGCATACTCCCGCGTGCGTGTTTCATACCTCCTGGAGTCCCGGAGCGGGCTGGGGCGGCCCGCTCCGGGACAATGAAAAAAACGAGGGAGCCGATGGAAGAAAAAAAACTGATCGTCATCGACGCCGGGCACGGCGGCCGGGACCCCGGCGCAGTGGCCGACAACGACCCCGGCCCGAAGGTCGACCTGGTCGAAGAAGAAGACATCAACCTCGCCGTCGCGCTGGCCGCGCAACGCGCCCTGGTTACCGCCGGGTTCGACGTGGCCCTCACCCGCTCCGACGATACCCACCCCTCCAACATCCAGCGCGTCCACCTCTCCAACCGCCTCGGCGCGGTCGCCTACGTGGCCGTTCACTGCAACGCCAGCCTGAACCCGGCCGCCCACGGCTGGGAGGTGCTGTACGGCAACGGCTGTCGTGGCGGTCAGGCGCTGGCCGAGCAGCTTGCCAAGGCGCTCGAAATTGAACTGCCCATCTCCGCCCGCCCGCGCGCGGTCTTGAGCGAGGCCGAGGTCGGCCGCGGAACCAACTGGCGGCTCCGGGTCCTGCACGAAACCCTTTGCGGCGCGGCGCTGATCGAGGCCGGGTTCCTGACCAACCCCGCGGACCGGGCCTTCCTCATTACCGGCGCCGGCCAGCGCCGGATCGCCGAGGCCATCGCCGAGGGCGTGGCCCTTTACCTCGCTGCCCAGGAGGAAAAATGAAACTCACTCCCGAGACCGTCAACCTCATCGTCATCCTCATTACCATCCTGCTGCCCGCGCTGGTTCTGGCCGTCATCCAGATTCTGCGGCTGACCCGCTGGGGCCGGGCGAACAAGACCAATCTCGACCAGGCCGAGGAGCAGGTGCGTTATGCACAAACGATCCTCCAGCACCAGGCCCGCGCGCTGGAAACCGTGGTCGAGGCGGTGGAGCGGGCGGACGCCAAAGCCGTCACCCTCCCCAAGCCGCCCACGCCTGCCGCCGCCGTCCGCGCGGTGATGACCGAACTGGAGGCCTCCGCCCAGCCGGAGGAAATGAACGCCTGGCAGAACGCCGTCGCCAAGGTGCGGGCGAAACTCGCCGCCGAGCAGCGTGACGCTGCACCCTCAAAGCCGAGGTCGTGATGCACAACGCGGTCGACTGGAACCTCGTCGGCCTGCTCTGGACCTACGCCGCGGCTGCCTTCGTCGCCGGCGTGATGATCTCCCGCCCGAGGCCGCGATGAAGCACACCCGCGATATCGAGGCGCTCGACCTGGCGGACTCCGCCCTCGCCCGCATCAGCCGGGTCGAGAAAATGATCGACGACTTTCTGGGGCAACGTGACGTTGCATCCGAAAAACCCAAACCGCAACTCCGAGTAATTCAAGGAGGCAAATCGTGAAGGACCTCACCCCGCTGAGCATCGCCCAGTACTGGACCGACAAGGCCGACGACGCGCGCAAGCACGCCGCCGCGGCCCGGAGCGAGAACGCGAAAAAGTTCTGGCTCAACCTGGCCGCGATCAACGACACCCTCGCCGCCCACACCATCAAGCAGGAGACGGTCGACCGGCTCAACGACATGGCGAAGGAAGGCAGCGACGGCCTCAAGGGCTTCGTGCTCGCCGTCATCCTGGGCGAGGAAGGCCGGGAAAAAATGGAGGCGCTCGGCGGTTCCTCCCAGATTTCCGAACGCGCGGCCTTCGAGTTCGGCCTCAAGGTGCGTCCGGTCGTGCGCGACTGGCTCATCGGCCAGCTCTTCGGCGCCGCCGGCCTGCCCGGCCTCATCAAGGTCCTGCTCGACTGCCTGAAGAAGGCGACGCCGTGAGCAGCGTGACGCTGCACCCATTCGGGTGCCGGTCATGACCGGCGGCTTCTGGTCGGCGGTCCCGCCCCAGGCCTGGAACTGGGGTCCGGCCTTCATCATTCTGATCGGCATCTTCGTTCTGGCCCTGATGGGCGGCCGGGGATTTTCCCGGTTGATAGGCCCGGTGCTGGAGAAGTTCATCAAGGCCCAGGAACGCCAGGCCGATGCGATGACGCGGCAGGCGGAGTCGATGAACCACCTGGCGGTTTGCATTGAGGGGCAGGCGGAGAAGACGGCCTTCCAGAACGAGCGGGTGATGGTCAGCCTCGAATGCCTGCACAACGAATACAAGGCCTTCCGCGAGGAACTCGGCGACCTGATCGACGAGGTCAGGGTGCTGCACAAAAAAGAGGTATCCGATGGAGCATGATTCCAAATGGGTGCGGAGGAAAATTCTCCTCGTCCTGCATGCCCGCCACCCGCACTACGTCCGGGACGATGAGCTGCAGGTGCTGCTCCGCGACCAGGGCTGCACCCTCGACGCGCGCGAGCTGTCGAGCACGCTCACCTTCCTAGAGAACTGGCCGAACTATGGGCGCGGCTACATCCACATGAAGGAGATCCCGGGCAAGCGGCTGGCGGCGCGCGGCTTCGAGAGCTGCATCACCCCGCTCGGTCTCAACCTGCTCGACCCCACCACCCCCGACACCGACGAGTGCGTGGCGGAGTTTTAATGCCCAAGCCCCGCCGCAGCCCCGCCGAACGGCGCTCCGCCTGGGAGCGGTACGTCTTGCGCGGCATCGCCCTGGAGGTTATCGCCATCGGCAACCTCGACGACGAGGGCGGGGGCCACGCGGCGATCCCGCTCGGCACGCTGAAACGCTGGGCGGCCTCGGGTTACGAATCCCCCGACAAGAAATCCTGGCACGAACAGCGCGCGGCGATCGCCCGCGACCAGGCCAACATCACCAGCCGGATGTATGCCCTGGCGGGCAAGACCCTCGACCAGGCCATCAAGTCCGGCGACTTCAGGGACGTGATATCGGCCGTATCGGCCAAGCGCGCGCTCGACGGCAGCGGCGACGCGGAACTCCGCGCGGTGCGGGTCGAGTTGGGGCGGGAAAAATTGAGCGCCCTCCGGGCGAAGCGCGAGGCCGCCGTCAAGGCGGAGAGCGCGGTCAAGGCCGTCACCGGCCGCAAGGAACTGACCGCCGAACAGCGGCGGATGATCCGCGACATTTACGGGCTGGCCTCGGACGATGCGGAGGCCTCGGCATGAAGCCGATCATCAACCTCTACGACTGGCAAAAGTTCTTTATCCAGAGCCGCGCCCGGTTCGAGATTTTGAACTGCGCGCGCCAGGCGGGAAAGTCTTTTGCCCTCGCGCTCAAGCACACCCTCCGCGCGGTCGAGCGGCCGCGCGACCTGGAGGTGCTGCTGTCGAAAGGCGAGCGGCAGTCGAAGGAACTGATGGAGAAGTGCAAGATGCACGCGCGGGCGATGGACGTGGCCCTGGCCGACTGGCAGGAAGATGTTTACAAGGTGCCCGACTCCGACACCGAATACCAGCGGCTCACCATCGTCTTCGATAACGGCTCCCGGATCATCGGGCTGCCGGCCAACCCGGACACGGCTCGCGGCTACACCGCCAACATCGGGCTCGACGAGTTCGCCATCCATAAAAACTCGCGCGACATTTTCACCGCGCTCTTTCCGTCCCTCACGCGCGGGTTCTCGCTCACCATCTCCAGCACGCCGAAGGGGAAGCAAAACAAGTTTTACGAACTGTGGAACAACAAAAAGTACGAGAAGCACCTGGTCACCATTGAGGACGCGGTGGCCCAGGGGCTGGACCTGACCGACGAGGATGGGCAGCCCTGCACGGTTGAAGACCTGCGCCAGGCGATGGGCGACGACGAGGCCTTCGAGCAGGAATACATGTGCCGCTTCCTCGACGAGGCCACGGCCTGGCTGACCTACGAAATGATCTCCGAGGCCGAGCACGAGCAGTGCGCGGAACTGGCGGCGGCCGGCGTGGGTGATGTCTTTGCCGGGATCGACATCGGCCGCAAGCGGGACCTCACCGTCTACATCTCGCTCAAAAAACTCGGCGACGTGAAGTGGATGCTGCGGAAGGTCGAACTGTCGAAGACGAGTTTCAGCGACCAGCGCCGCGCGCTGAGCGCCTTCATCCGCGAGGACGGCTGCCGGCGCGTGGCGGTCGATGCGACCGGACTCGGCATGCAGCTCGCCGAGGAACTTGAAACCGAGTTCGGGCCGATGGTCGAAGGCATCACGTTCACGGCCGCCAACAAGGAAGCCATCGCCAACGAAACCAAGCGGAGCTTTGAAGACAAGCTCACGCGGGTCTTCATCGACGACAAACTCCGCGAGGATCTCCATCGCGTGAAGCGCGTGGTGACGAGCACCGGGAACTTCCGCTTCGACGCGGAGCGCACCGAGGACGGACACGCCGACCGGTTTTGGGCGCTGGCCCTGGCCGAGCACGCGAGTTGCGAGCCGGAGGGCGCGCAGTTTATCGGCGTGATGCCGGGCGGAGTGGACATCTACGGGAAGGAAGCAAGGAGTTAGGAGATGCGGCGATAAGCCGCCGGCGGCGAAAGCCGCAACAGGGGACCGCCAAGCTGGCCTGTGCAGGCGGCGGACGCGACCGGAGCGGTGGGGCCGGGAGCAAAAAATGAGGGGGTCCGGGGGGAATCATTCCACCCGGGGATGAAAAGGACGGTTGTGATGGCCCCCAGATTTACGCGAGAAGGCCCCCAGGAACGTTCCTGAGGCCGGTCGGGGGTCGGGGGCGCAGAAACGGGCAGGGTCGAGAGGCTGAGGCCGCCACGGCGGGCCAGGGGTAAAAATGGGAAAGCGTAAAAAGGAACTGAAACGGGCGGCAAAAATGGAGGCGAAGGCCGCGGTGGCCGAACTCGCCCGGGTCGCCGCCTCCGCCGGCGGGTTCGTCCCGCCGGCCGTGGCCCGTTCCTCGATCGAGACCCCAACCTCATTGTCCGGCGCCATGTCCGGGTTCTCCAGTTCGTTTTCTACCCTCTCGCCCGTCATCCCGCCGTCGTACCTGGACTTCATTCAACTGATGGCCGTGGTCAACCCGATCATTGCCGACATCGTCCGCAAAAACGTCACCCTCTCCAACACCGGGCACTCGCTGATCGTGACCGACGCCCCGGACCGCCAGGTCGAGATCGCGGTCGCGGAATTGAACCGGCTGGCCCCGATCATCTATCCGGGCTCGGCCGGGGTGGACGGCCTGTTCGGACATTATTTTTACCAACTCGCCACCACCGGGGCGCTCTCGTCGGAGGACGTGCTCACGGACGACCTGCGCGGGGTCCGGCGCGTGGCCCTGGTGCCGGTGCGGAGCATCGCCCACAAATACGAGGACGGCCAGTACGTCCAGTACCAGACCGGGGCGCTGAGCGCCGCCGGCGGCGTCCGGCTGGACCCGGCCACTTACCACTATTTCGCGGCCGACACGCTGGAGAACTCGCCTTACGCCATCCCGCCGCTGGTCTCGGCCATCCGCGCGGTGCTGATCCAAAACGACATGATGGACAGCTTCGAGTTCATCATGCGGAAGCTCGGGATGATGGGACTGGTGGTGGCCAAGGTCACGCCGCCCCCGCGCAAGTCCGGCGAGAGCGACAAGGAATACATGCGCCGGGTGCGCGACTACCTGGGCGACGTGGGCGCGGCCCTGGGCGACAACTACCGGAAGGGGATGCTGGTCTTCCCCAACGACATCGACGTTGAAAACAAAGCGGTCAGCACCGCCGGCGCGGCGTCGGTCGAGTCGCTGATGAAGATCATCAACCAGAACATTTTTTCCGGAGCGCATTCCGACCCGGGGTTGCACGGGTTCAACTACGGGACCACCGAGACCTTCGCGCGCGTGGTGTATACCGAGATGGTCAACGGCCAGGCGTTCAACCGCCTGTTGGTCAAGCGCCGGCAGGAGGCGACATATCGTCTGCACCTGCTGCTCGCTCTGAAAGGCCTGCAGCCCAACGTCGCGGTGGTGTTCAAGGACCCGCCGTCGCTCAACCCGAACATAGAGGAGCTGGCCGACACCTACAAGGTTTCCAACACCATCAAAAAAGTCCAGGGCGGATACATCACCCCGGACCAGGGCGCGCAGGAGATGGGCTACGACTCGGCCGCCGACCCGGAGCGGGCGCTGATGGCGCCGGCCGCCGCAGGTGGGTTGCCGTTCGGGCTCTCCCGGGATCGCCGAGCGCCAGCTCGGGCCTTCCGGTTCAATGCCCACCTGCAACGCTACGAGTTCGCGCGACCGAGGATCGAAGTCCAAGGAGCAAGGAGCAAGGAGCAAGGGAGCGCTCGCCCCTGCGGTTGCGGCCGCGGTCACGTCAACCTCGAAAAGCCGGACACGGACGAGGCCGCCTGGATCGATGACTACCTGGCCGCGATCGCGCCCGGCTCCGAGAAGGCCCGCGCCGCGGCGGTCGCCGCCATCGACGAGCTGCTCGCGGGCTCACGCGCGGCCGACTTCACCCCCGAGACGTTCGCCGACGCGGCCTACGCCGCGATCAAAAAATCCTACGGCGAGGCCTTCGCCGCGGCCGGGGTAGAGAAGTTGGTCGAAGAGCAGCTCTCGGACGCCTACAAATTTTATCGGACGGCGGACACGTCGCTGCTCGGCGCGGATGGCGTCGCCGGGTTCGCGTTCGACTCGGTTGACATGCGCTCGGTCGAGTTCCTGGTGAAGACCGATAAATATTATTTCTCCTCGTTCGTCGATAACGAGTCGATGCAGTCGCCGATGAAGTCCTTCCTCTCCGACAAGTACCTGGAGCACGGCGAGGGCATTTTCGGCCGCACCAACCCGGACACGCTGACGGAATTCCGCAACCTGTTTGACGACCAGTTGACGTCGCTCAGCGACTCCGAGGTCCAGCGGATCGTCGATACCAGCGTCGCCCGCACCCGGAACTGGGGGCACATCGGGCAGCTCAATGAGGCCGGGTTCGACGAGGCTGTCATCCTCGCCGGCGTCTCCCCCTGCGCCGAGATCTGCCAGCCGATGATCGGCAAGACCTTCAAGGTCGTTGTCGCCCGCGATCGCATCGAGGAGATGCTCGGGATGAGCGAGGACGCCTTCCTCGACGCGCTCCGCGACGGCACGGACTTTCCCCCGTTTCATCCCAACTGCCACTGCCGTTTAGGAGCCAAATGATGAAGCCATTCTCCGACCGTTTGCAGATGTTCGTTGGCGGGGTGATCCACAACCTGGCCCTGCCCCGCATCACCCGCCGGGACGGCACCGAACTGGCCGGCTCGCCGACCTTCTGGCCCCGGATCATGCCGGCGGCGGGCTCGCCGGTCGTCGAGCCGAACATGGCGACCCGCTTCCTGAGTCCGGACCCCGACAGCTTCGTCTTCGCCAAGTTCCGCGGGCTGTCGACCATCATGCTCGACGCCTGGTCGGACTGGTACGAGGCCCCGGTGGTGCTCGACTTCACCGAGCCTGGGATGTTGGAGGCGGCGGTGCCGCTGGCGAAAGGCATCGCGGTCTACCCCGACCACTCCCACGGCGTGGCCGACTGGATCGGCGTGGTCACCAATTCCTGGTGGGGAGCGAATGACCCGGGCCTGCCGGTCCCCGGCATCGACCTCGAACTTCGCATCGACAGCTTCGTCTCGGACGTTGCCCGACGCGTGGCGATGGGCCTGCTGTCCGACCTGCCCACCGTCCGCTCCGGCAGCTTTGGGATGCGGAACTACCTGGAGATGTCCCACCCCAAAATGCTGATCGAGGAGTTCGTCCTGCGGCAGGGCGAGATCGTCGGCGGGCAGATCGTGCGCTTCATTGTCCGCGAGATTATCGAGCTGGGGGAATACTCGCTCGTTTACAAGGGGGCCGACCCCCTGGCGGTGAAACTGGCGCGGTCGCGCGAGCGCGTGGCCGTGCCCAACATCAACCCCCAACAGCCGGGCGAGGCGGCAGCGCCGCTGGCGGGCGACTCGCTGACCGGTAAAGAGGAGGAAGGCATGAAGATTTTTGGTGATGCGCAGCTCGCCCGGGTGGGGACCATCCTGGGCGCGGCTCCGCCGGTGGAAGACGACCAGATCGGCGAGGCGCTGCTTGCGCGGGCGGAAAAACTCGCCGCCGACACCGTCGAGTTGATGCGGAAAATCGCGGACCTCACCCCCAAGGCCGCCGCCGGCGACGTGCTGCTCGCGGCCGAGCGGGCGGAGGTCGTCCGCCTGGCCAAGATCGTCCAGGGCGATTCCGCGCCGGTGGCGCTCAAGGCCCTGGAGGACTCGATCAACGCCGCGGGAGCCGGCCGGCTCGTCGAGATGCACGCGGAGTTCGCGAAGCTCGCCGACGCGAAGCTCCCGCTGCGTTGCGCGGCGTGCGGGTCCACCACCGTCGAGCGCCGGAGTTCGGTCGAGCAGACTCCGGAGACGGGCCTCCACAAAACCCCGGCGTCCGCCGACCCGGCCGCCGCCAGACTGTCCCGCCGGTACGGGGACGGAAGCAAGGAGTAACTCATGTCCGAGCAAACCCAGGACCACGGCATCCGCCAGGACGCGCCCGGCAGCTACGTCTCCCTCGGGGTGACGATGGCCGCCGCCGACTACCCGGTGAACGGCCTCGTCAACATCACCGACGACTACACCGTCACCCTCATCGTCGCCGCCGACAAGAAGTCGGTCGGCGAGGTCACCCAGACCGCCCACGTGGCCGGCGGCAAGGGCACCATCGCCACCCGTTTCCGCCGCATCCTGCACGACGCCAACGCCAACGCGGCCGTCGCCGCGGGCGCGGGCGCGAAAATCGTCGCGGACGTCGCCGGCGTCCAGACCTTCGACACCTTCACCGAGGGGGCCGATGGCGAAATCGAAAGGGTCGGGACGTTCCTGACCCACGCCGACGCGCAGGGCGACAAGGTTGACATCGGCCTGTACTAACCCGCGACTGAAGTCGCGGCCACGAGAAAAAAAAGGAGACGGAAAAACATGAGCAGAAATTTCAAGGGGAAAACCCCGGAACAGATGGCCGGCGAGATCAAGCTCGGCGGCTGGAAGAGTTTCGGCACCTATTGCCTGGGCGCGCTCGGGGCCTCCCCCGCGGACGTGCTCCGGGCACTGGCGATCAACCTCTCCGAAGTCCAGGTCTCGGCCCTGGTCACCGACCCGGCCCTGACCTGGCTCTATCCCGAGATGGTCAAGGAGGCCGTGCTCGAAGGCTTCGAGAACCCCGAGACCGCCTGGTGGCAGGACCTGATCTTCTCCCAGGCCGCGGTCAACGCCAAGGACATCCGCCAGCCGAGCTTCACCCTCAACCAGGACGCCGGCCCGCAGGAGACGCAGGAGGGCGAGTCGATGCAGGTGACCTTCATCACCTCCGGCTCGCGGTCCGTCACCCTGCGCAAAAACGCCGAGGCCATCGGTCTGACCTACGAGGTCACCAACTTCGCCACCGTGGACCAGGTGCAGATCTGGACCCGCCAGTACGGCTGCAACATGGCCAGCAAGCTCAACGCCTACGCCGTCGACCGCCTGGTCAACGGCGATCAGGCCGACCTCTCGATGGCCGCCGCGGTCATCGGCGTCGCCTCCGTGGCCGACGGCTTCACCTGGAAGGACTTCCTCCGGGTGTGCGCGGTGATGGCCAAGCTCGGCAACCCCATCGACTTCTGCATCGTCGACCTCGCCGAGTACATGGACCTGGCCAACATGGACGAGTTCAAGCGCCTGGCGGCGGGCGAGGCCCTGACCAAACTCAACCTGAAGACCCCGGTGCCGGCGGCGCTCAACACCTTCATCCACTCCGGGGTCGGCGCGGACAAGTTCCTCTTCGGCAGCAAGTCCAAGGCGCTGTGGAAGGCGAACGCGATCCCGCTGCTGATCGAGACCGACAAGGACATCCAGAAGCAGACCAACTTGGTGGCGGCCTCGGAGACGGCGGACATGGTCAACATGCTCCGCACCGCCCGCGTCATCGTCGACCGTACCCTGGAGTACGCGGCCAACCCGTTCCCGGCCTGGATGACCCCGGCCGGCGTGACGATGTAACGAGCGTGACGCTCGACCCGAAGTGACGGACTCTGAATAACCGAGGGTGCGGGGGAATCATTCCCCCGCGCTCCCAAGAAAAAAAAGGAGAAAAGAACCATGAAGCGACTGAAAGTAATCGTCCTCACCGCGATCGTCCTGTTCGCGGCTGTCATCGCCTTCTTCACCATCGCGCCCCCCGCGACCACGGCGACGGCGTTGTCGACGCAGACGGCGCTCAACCGGCTGGAACGCTACCAGCGGCCGACTCCGCTCAACTACGCGCCGTCACGGACGGTGAGCGTCTTTACCGTCACCTATGCCGGGGCCGCGGCCACGGCGGACATCACCGTGGGCACGACCAACATCACCGCCGACGCCCCGGGCTCCACCGACTACCCCGCCTTCCTGGCGGCCGGCACCCAGTTGGGCGATTCCGCCACCGGGTGCGTCCGCGCCTACGACCTCTGTAAGACCATCGACGCCCTGACCGATTGGGAATGCGACCTCGCCCTCGGCGCCGACCCGTTTCTCTGCGCGGACTTTCTCACCGCCGGGGCCAACACCAACGCCCTGACGGGCGCGGCCGTGGTCGCGGCCACCGGGCTGGTGCGCGACTGGGGGATGGTGATCCCGGCGCAGGGCACCTACTACCCGATCTACCTGCACAGCGTCACGGCTTCGATTACTGGGGCGGGCACCTGCAAACTGGAAGTCTATGACGGCACGTCGGCGACCGGCGACCTGATGTGGGCGCGAACGCTGGCGACCACCGTCACCTCGACCAATGAGTTCCCCGGCCCGGGTCTGATCGGCACCAACAACACGGACATGGTCATCCGAGGCACGTGCAGCGGCAACACCACCACCGCCGGGTTCGGCGCGGTCCAGGCCGAGACCCACGGCTATTGAAGCCTACGGCTTCACCAAACAGTTAGAGCTGGAGGTAATCAATGGAAAGTGTGCTGAAGCCGGGCGACCTGGTCGCCCTGAAAAATACGGGCGGCGGTTTCACCGACCCCGGCCTGGGGAACTGGACGATCAGCCCCGGCCAGGTGAAGCCGCTGCCGAAGCGGATTTCGCCCCGGATCGCGGACCTGATCCGGCGCGGGCTGCTGGTGGCGTCCGCCCCGGCGGTGACCGCCCCGGTCGACGTGGACCCGGCCCCGGTGGTCCCGCCCGCGGACCCGCCCGTGGACCCGCCCGTGGACCCGCCCGCGGAGGAGGCACCCACGCAGGAGTCCGAGCCGAGCGGCAAGAAGAAAAAGAAGGGCTGGCTGTAGCAGCCGCTTAGTCAGAGCTTGAACGCACTCTGCGGGCAACCGCGTCCGCAGAGTTTATTGAGGCCCTGAAAAAACAATGGCTAACAAATACGTCAGACAGGCCGGGAACTGGAGCGTGGCCGCAACTTGGTCAGACACCGGGTGGGGTGGGGCGGCCTCGGCCGCTGCTCCCGCGGCTACCGACGATTGTATTTTCGGAGCCGACGCAACCGGCCTTGTGACCATCAACTCGGCGACGCTTTGCCTGGGCAAGACGACTGCATTTAATTCAGCAAATAACCGGATCGCTTTTACGGCTGGAATGAAGCTCCTCCTCTCCGGTGGATGGAACACCGGCAACTTTGACATGACCGGCATCGTCTCCGGCACCGGGACGTTGCAGTTGAAGGCCGCGGCGACTTCGTATATCGGAACCTTCCCCGCCGCGCTGGAGTTCAACCTATCGGCGACTTACGTGATGGGAAACAACTGGACGATCGCCGGGCCGACGACGAACACGCTGGCCGCCGTCGTCAACAACGACGGCACCGCCAAAACCCTGACCTGCAACGGCGGCCTGGTCAACACCGCGGCCCTGTCCGGCTCGGCCAATATCGTGATTGGCGGCGGCACGTGGTCGGGCGCGGGCGGCTTGGCCAATAATTTGAGTTTCGCCAATTCTCCGATCATCGGCCCCGTAAATTACAAAACGGGCACGCTGTCCAAAGGCGCGGGCACGCCGACGGTGACGGCCGGGACCACGTTCACCATCACCGGGAGTTGCACGATTGATTCCGCCGGCATTCCCTGGGTGAACTGGCTGGTCAACGTGGCCGCCTCGATCACGCTGCAATCTGCTCCGGTCGGCACCGGATACCTGTGGGTGCTGTCGGCCAGCACCACGTTCCTCGGAAATTTTAATCCGACCTTCGCCGATTTGCGCGGAAATAATACCAGCGCAGTTTTGAACCTCACCCTCCCGGTAGGCGTTACGCTGAACATCACCACGTCGATTGAGTTGGCTGGGAGTGGGACGTCTGCCTTTACATTTAAGTCGGCCACCGGCGGCCAGCATTGTCATCTGAACTATGCGGGCACCCCGGCGAACTGCAAAATTTCCAATATAGTTTTTACCGATGTTGATGCCAGCGGGAGCGCGCAGCGGTTGGATGACTGGTACGGGACGCTGTCCGGTTGCACCAACATCCGGGTGCTGGACTCCGCCCTCGTGGCGGCCACCGAGGCGGACCTGGCCCAGACCGACATTGATCTGGCCGCCGAGATCGCTCTCTACGATGCCGAGGTGATCGCGCACGACGCGGCGGTCGATCTGTACGACGCGGAAGCAATCGCTCACCAGGCGGCGGTTGATCTTTACGATGCGGAGGTTATTTTGTACGACGCGGAAGCAATCGCTC